TTTTATTTTGTGAAAAATTTGTTGCAACGCGGAGAAGTTGAGACTAACGGCATCATCTTCAGATAGCATCTGTGTAAATTTTATTTTATTGAAAAAAGGTTCAAAGTCTACTATAGCTTTTTTTATAATCTCCCTATTCATTGGTCGAATATTCGGATATTGAAGTTGCATAATTGCATAATTGTCTTTAATTAGCTTTTCGTTGTTTTGAATGTTCTCGTGAATCTTGAGCTTTTTTCCTACCATAGCACAGTCTCTAATGATGTCGGAAACTTCATATTCATCTTCTCGAATAAGATAAGGAAAGCGTTTTGCAATGGTCTTTAATCCTGCACCTTTGATTCCCGGTAAATTGTCTGACTTATCGCCTTCGATTGCTCTTGCAATTGCGAAGTTGTTTGGGTGAATCTTAAAGTCTTCAATGATGCTGTCTTTTGTTACAATCTTCTTTTGAATTGGTCGATAGATTTGAACATCATCTCGACAAAGCTGAAAGAAGTCTTTGTCGCTTGAAATAATAGTCTTTTTCCAGTTAGCATAGCGAGGGTGGTTGATCACCAAGGCAATAATATCATCTGCTTCTGTGAAGTCTGCTACGAGCTGTATAACGGGCATTTCATTAAGATACTCCATGAGCCTTACTTGCTGATAGCCTTTGTTCGCTTCTTCTTTCTCTGGTGGTAACTCAACCATTCTTCTGTTGAATCTCACAGGTTTGCGACCACCCTTATAGTCTTTGTTCATCGAACGTCGACGTTGAGACCCCTCATGGCCATCCCAAGCGACGATGATTTCATCAGCGTCAAAGTCCCTAGCAACCTTTTGAAGGCTCTTTAAAAAGCCAATTGTGCCGCCTACGGGCCAACCCTTTTTGTTTAAGTGAGGGCTAATCACATAAGAGCGCAAAAACATGTTTAGCGCGTCAATAATAATTACATTTTTCATTTGTCCTCCAATGTTGTAAACAATATAACACAAACCAGATGGTTTGTCAAGTAAAAAGTACAAAAAAACCCCGAAGGCGAACCAACGGGGCTTAATGAGATTCCTTCAAGAATTAACTTTCTTCGGATTCTTCGTCGATGTTGAAGTTCTTACCTTCAGACTCGAACTTTTTGATGATCTCTTCATCCATGATGTCAAACACAACAGATCTAAACTCATCATCTTTAAGTTTATCAACCCATTGTGAGCGTTGAAACTTAAACTCTTTGCCATCTCTGTCATAGAGCTTGTTCCAAGCACCTGCTTTGAAACGATCAGAGCCTGACGCTCTCAAAGCTTCCAGCCATGATTCTTCATCTTGGATCCCAACGTCTTTGCCCCAAAGAATCTTAAAGCCACATGTGCGACCTTCAGAACCGAAGCGAGACTTCTCAACCTTAACCTTGACTTCCGAGCCAATTCTCAAGCCGCTATCATCTGTGACATGAGCAGCTTTAGCTTTGCGCTTTGTAAGCCAGATTCTAAGAGAACAGAAGTATTCAATTGCCTTACCGCCGGGAGCGACATAGGGAGTTGTCATTGCTTCTGCAACATTTGAAGTAATGTTTGTCTTAAGTTGGTTGATTAGCAGTAATGTTGACTGCTGATTTGCCAATGGAATTGTAAGCTTTGGGAAAGCCTTTGCGAAGATGCGGGGCTTCACAGCCATTGACGATTGAGGATTAAAATCGCCTTCAAGATCCTTCTCAGATGAAGTTGCAGCGATTGAGTCCCAAATAAACAAAAACTGAGTTTCTGGATATTCAGTCATTAGATCCTCAATTGTTTCCAAGGTTTTCTCAACTGAGACTGCTTGGATGTACATGAAATCATTATTGATGTCGATTCCAGAGTTTCCAAGAAACTTAGGATCAATTGCCGACTCTGCGTCAAAGTAAACAACAAAGTGACCTTTCTTTTGTGCTTGTGAGGCGATCTGACAAGCCATGTAGGACTTACCAGCAGATGATAGGCCAGCAAGTTCTGTAATTTTTCCCACGGGGATTCCAGCCATCTTACCTCGGCAGATAATAGAATCCAGCCAGCGTGAACCGGTTGGAATCCATTCTTTAACCTCGGTAGGATTATCTTCATTTAAATCATGAGCAATGTCCAAGCCAACTTTTTTGTTGACGAACTTTTTCATGGCTGAGATGTCAATCTTACCAGCTTTGGTCATTTACTGCTCCTCAGAAGTTGCGGTGTCTTCACCTTCTTCTTCGGTTGAACCAGTTTCTTCAGTTACTTCTTCAGATCCTGTTTCTTCGGTGGTTTCCTCAACAACTTCTTCGGTTGATGAAGTATCCATCTCTTCTTCTTTTTCGCCACAAGCGAATAATAATGTCATAAGTAATGTAGTCATAACTTCTCCTATTCTAAGTCAATATTTAAATTTACGTTGATTTTAAGTTTTGGCATGCCAATGTGATCGGCAAGGCCAAGGTCTTTTGCTTCATCGCAATCAAGAAACAAATCCGCTCGACCTTTCTTGTTAAGTTTTTTCTCAAACCACTTTTCAGTCTTATTTGAGTTCTCTGCAAGAATCTCATAAATCCTATCATTCAAGCGTTGAGTTTCCTCTGCCGATGCTTGGATCTCCGAGTTCTTGCCCCATGCGACACTACTAACATCATGAACCATGAGGGTTGCATCTTCTGTGATGTAACGATGACCCTTGGTTCCGCATGAGAATAAAATAACCCCACAACTCATTGCTTTTCCCTCAACGATGGTAGCAATAGGTAGTTCAGAGTTTTTAATTGAGGCGATCATGCTCATTAGAGAGTAGACTTGGCCTCCATAAGAGTCAATGATGACGGGAATCACCTTTTGACCCGTGTTATGCGCTTGAGCGACTTTGTTGGCAAATTCTTTTGCCGATGCTTCATCAAATTTATTAACGCGAATAATCACAGGATTGTTTCGCAGTTCGACGTTCTTAATGTTATTGTCAATTGTTGTTTTCCACAACATAAAGCCTCCTTTGGTTATTTAAAGGCACGAGTTTCCCCGTGCCGATTTATTCTACTTTGCAGCAGCTATTTTAATTGCAGATATTCCATAATCAGAAAGATTTTCTTTCATGGCGTTCCAGAGAGTTTCCTGTCTCTTTGAACGATAAGTTTGATTCCAGTTTAGTCTTACTTGCTCGAAATAATAAGAAGTAAGAGGGTTTTCCTCACCATCTTCTCGATCATTGGACTCTTGTGTTCTAGATTCTTTTTCTAGAGTGCTTTCCAACTTCATTAATGCCTTTGTAAATTTTTTATCATCGGCAATTTCATTTCCATTTTCAATAATCTTCTGGATTGCTAAAGAGAAGCAGAGAAGCTCGCCCTTTTTCAATTTATGAGTTTTGTTAATGGTCGCTAGGTTATCTAAAATCTCTTCCGTCAAGATTCTTGCATTATTACAATAGGCTTCATCCCACTTCTTTCCAATGCCAGATTGATAAAGTCGATTTAGTGCACCTTGCCCAACGTCGTTGGATGAATCTACACAATGTAGGTAGAGCTTCGAAATGAACTCTTCTGGGTCCATCTGGTGCATTGTCTTCTTATAAACAGTATTCATCAATTCAAATTTGCTTTTTGCTTGCTCTCGTGTCCATAAAGACATTAGACTTTGAATTGCATTTCTCTTATGTTGATTGGAGAGGGCTGAATTTGCATTTAGTGAAAGAAAGACTTGCGATAGATCCTTTTGAAGCAATGTTTGAAACGTTGTAAGGCAGATTTCACTAGTGTAAAAAGCTTGCTGCTCGCTGGGTTCTAAATCTTTAAAAAATTTATTCCTAACAGTTCTAATGTTTCCATCTAAATCAATCACTTTACCAGAATAACGAATAGTATTATCCATAAAGTCTTTGATGCATTGTGTTCTATGCTTTCCGTCTAAGCTAATAAATCTTTTTCCACTATTAGCAGCCTCATTATAATAAATGTAGCTGGAGGTATCTCCAACCTCATTTGAATAATCTCTGCAGCTATTGACATCAGCGACAACAATTGGGGTTGCTGCGTGACCTAAGAAAATATCTTGAATAAATCCGTTCTGGTTTGTCTTATTCCAGCAACCATATGGTCTTTCAAATGACGCATCGAGTGCGATTCTATGAACTATAGATCGTTTGAAATCTATAATTCTTTTTGTATTAAAATTATGCATTTTGGCACCTTTTGTTAAATTAATTTGGGAGGTCCGCTCCCGCTCTCGGTGATGTCTAGTCGCAATGACTATCGATCATAAAACGTAAAATTCAAAAAGTAAAAAAAGGTCGTTTTTTAAACCAAGGGAAAACGACCAAAACCCAACAACACAGGAGGACCTACGACTTATTCGTCATTCATGAACGCTGCGAAAGCCTCATCTACACTTGCACCTGATTGTGACTTACCTCGTTGAATCTCTGAAGAAGAGGCTTCTGCCGAAGAGTCGGAGGACAGGTAACCATCCAGCAGAGCCTGAATATCTTCTGTTGACTTCTTCTCGAACAAGTTGTCAATCACTGGGACTGAATCAAGAAGATCTTGACAGTCAGCGATAGCATCATCGCACAACACAGATGGGCGACGACGAGGTTGCAAGGATGTCTTAGGGAAAGCTCCAGGACCAGAAGCCAACGTGTAAGTCAACTTGATATCTGTTCCTGTTTGAGGGTCTGTAATGTCTCCATAATCAGGATCCAAGACATAGCCCAAAAGGGTTTCGTAAGCAGTCTTACCATAAGCCCAGATTTTTACACCTTGAGACTCATTGCCGCGAACTAAGACAGGTGAGTAGTAACGCTTTCGCGCGAACAGTTTTTTTGCTTCGTTTTTGAGGTTTTGATCGTCAGTTTCAGTTCCTTCTCTCCAAAGCTTTGATGCGAAGTCACAGATAGGGCATTCACCACCATCATTTCGCTTATTACAGTAGATCCCAGGGTTCTTTCCTACATTGTAGTGAAAGTGGAATTCACGGAAAGGGTCGCCATCGGCAGTTGGCAAGATACGAATGTTTTGATCACCAGCTTGTGGTTTCCACATTGTAGACTTATTGCCTTGAGGCTTTCCGCCGTTCTTTGATTGTTCGAGCTTTGCTCGCATTGCTTCTAAATTAATAGCCATAATATACTCCTAAGGTTGGTTATTTTTTTGTGTGTTATCACTAAGGTAGGCAGGCTAGTTTTTCATCCCGCCCCCGATGTAATTCGTTTATAATGTATTATAACATAATCAAAATGGTTTGTCAAGTAAAAAAAGTAAAAATCTCAAAAAAGTGTCAAAAAAAAATTTTGGCAATATCGAGTTTTGAGAAAAGAGTACACCCGACAGGATTCGAACCTGTGACCGTCCGCTTAGAAGGCGGATGCTCTATCCAGCTGAGCTACGAGTGCAAAAATGCGGCCTTTTGGTAGGTAGCCGCAAACCTTCACCGGAGTACTAGAACAGATTTACACTAACATCTTGAGTTGAAGATGACACACTTCCAACTACAGTGTTATTATTAAATGTGCGGTATTGTTGACGATCAATATCCCATACAGTTTCGTAACCAGGCTGTAAATTGCGCTCTCGAGAAGCTGTTGGAAATGTTCCAGTTGGAGCTTCAGTGGGACGAATGAAATTAATGTTTCTTTGCTCTCCACGTTGTGTTACAAACGTTGCGCTATGTACAGTCATTGATTGTTGATTATTGTTACTCATAAAACCTCCTTAATTGTTTTGAGTTATTGTTGTTATTTATAATATAACATGTTTTAACATGCTTGTCAAGTATTATTTTAAACTTTTTTCTAAAATTTCTTGAAGATCGTTTTTATTTTTTGCTCCCATGAATTCTCCGACTTGTTCGCCGTCTTTCATTAGGATTACCCTTGGAATGCTTCGCACTCCAAATTGTTGTGCTAACTCTCTATTTGAGTCAACATCTACTTTTAAAAAAGTAATATCAGATTCTGTCTCTTCAATGTCTTCGACGGTGCGAGCAAGCATTTTGCATGGGCCACACCAGTTTGCCGAGAATTGAACATAAACAGAGCCTTGTTGTGTGAGTTGATTGAACTCATCAGTTCCATTAACGTTTTTCATCTTTCCTCCAACGTTATGTTTATAATATAACACATTATGAAATGGTTGTCAAGTCAAATCACAAACTTTTTTTAAAAAAATTGATTCTTCTTGAATTTGCTCGAGTCTCTCGAGGTAAAAGTCATTATCTATGTGACCTTCCATTTTCCCTAGTTGAAGCCACTTCATTTGCTCTGCGATATGGTGAGCAACCTCTTCTTCGGTCTCGAAAAGATATTCAGAATAATCCATTCCTTCTCTAATCGCCTTTTCATATTGCGGCCATAATTCAATGGCTGCTTTATAGACGCTTCGGTAATGCTTTGCGTCTTCTAATGTTGTTTCTGCTGAGAGTTGGACATAGACTCTCGGAGATCCAAACTTCTCTTTTGTCTGTAGCACTGCTATGTTAGATCTCTTGTGAATTTCACCAGTGAAGGCATTCACTCTTGCGCCGATCATTGCATTTCCAATCCAATCGGCTATAGTGTCCATTGTTTTAAAGTAATCTTTGTGTTCTTCGCTTTC